AACATGGACGAAGCAATCAGAAACCTGTGCCTTGCACTGAAAGGCGAGGCAGATACGGTCATCGGATGCACAGATAAGTTAGCATCCCTGCCGGACGGTTCCAACAAAGCGGCTCAGACCCTCGATATGATACGACTCGATGGAGTTGCACATATTCAGAGTCTGACTCTTGCTATTACGGAACTTATGTCCGATGGCTCCGCAGACAGCGGAGGCTCTGATGAGTAACAAGGAAGGATACACGGACAGAACCGCAGACATGGCTATCGCCCATGTATCCAAAGAAGGGAAAGCCATGAGAAAAGGAGGACATAAGACCAATGGAAACAAGAGATGCACCAAAACTGAGGAGAGTCAGAAGATTAGACAGCATCCGACTCGATAAGAACGATTCAACTTATTTCACGAATGAGGGGTATTTGGTAGACCACCCGATACTGACATCCTGTGGAATATTTGAATATACAAATCCCGATGGCAGTATCCGTAGGGAGTTGCGATTGCCTAAGTATGTGTTCGATGAGAACTCGTTGAAAACCTATCGTGGTAAGCCAATCATCATCACTCACGATGCAGGAGTCGTGGACAAGAACAATGTTGATAAGGAACAGATAGGAACCATACTTTCAGACGGTTACGAAGATGGAGAAGATGTCCGTGCGGAAATCATTATCCACGATACAGATTCCATGCAAAAGTGCGGTCTCAAGGAGTTGTCCTTGGGATACAACCTCGATTTGGTTGAAGAGCCGGGAGTGTGGAACGGTCAGCCGTATGACGCAATTCAGACGAATATCGTCATCAACCACCTTGCACTTGTTGCATCTGCGAGAGCAGGAGAACAGGCAAGATTGAACATTGATGGGTCTGATGAACCCGAACTAAAAGGAGGTAAAGCAATGGCAAAATCAACAAATTCCCGCCGTGCAGACGGTGGGGCAATGTCTCCGGAAGAACTCGAAAAAGCCATCGAAGCCTACAAGGCAAGAAAGGCTCAGAGAGCATCCGCAGACGAAGAGAAAAAAGAGACACCTGCCGCTGAGGCAGATGGCGATGCAGCCGAAGAGAACTCCACTCCTGCAACTGAGGAGGAACAGGCTGCTGATGGCGAGGGAGAAGATACTCCGGCAGAAGAGGAAAAGGGCAGCACTCCGGCAGACATCGCTCAGACGGTTAAAGACCGCAGAGACAGAAGAGATGCTGAGGACGACCCGGAAGATGCCAACGCTGCTATGGGAGTTATCGCACAGCAGGATGAGGATATTGATATGCTCCTCGCCGCTCTCGAGAAAGTCCTTGCTGAGATGAAAGGCAATACTGATGGCGAGGAAGAGGAAAAAGAGGCTAAGGAAGATGGCTGCGATGAAGAGGGCGAGGAAGAGAACAAAGACAGTTCCGATGATGAGTCCAAGTCCTTAAATGCAGACTCTGCGGATAAGATTGTTCGTCAGAGATTAAGCATCTGCCGTGTTGGAGACAAGCTCAACATGGATGGTCTCGAGGACATGAGCATCAAGCAGGCCAAGAAAGCGATTATCGCCAAGGTCCTGCCTACAATGCGTATGGACGGTAAGTCTGATGCCTACATTGATGCGATGTATGACCTCGCTGTGAACGAAGCCAACAAGCACAAGGGAGTTGCGTATCAGAAGCAGCAGATGACGGCACAGGCTCCAAAGAGAAGAGCAGACTCCAACGAGAGCATGGCAGCAAACTCAAGAAAGAACATGATTGCAAGAGAAGGAGGTAATGAGTAATGGCAGCACAGCTTAATTACAATTATGGAACCCCGAAGGGTGTACCGGGCGGAAAGTTCGACATCGCATTCGATGAGGTCGTAACCCGCAAGAATGAGAATGAAGATGGTGTTATGAAGTACGGTCTTGCCGTAGCAGTGGGAACAGATGCGGGTAACGGCATCAAGGTTCCTGTTACTGGCACAACCGCCGCACAGATTGAGGGTATCACAATCGCACTGCCTAACACTGAGCAGGATATGGCGGGCAAGGTTGTTGTCAAGAAGAACGCATCCCTCAGTGTTATGAAGAAAGGCAACATTTGGGGCAGACTTGCCACAGGTGCTACTCCTACCTATGGAGCAAAGGCTTATGTTATTCCGGAGGGAGACGAAGCCGGAACATTCACACACGCAGCCGATAACGGCAAGAGTGATAGCGGCAAGGTTGAGTACCTTGACATCAGTGCTACATTCGGCAACGCATCTGATGACGGCATTGCTGTCATTGTACTTTAATCTAAGGAGGTAAGAAAGAATGAGCAAAAATTACAATCCCGAAATGCCATCCACTGGCTATGATGTCGCAGACCTTGCGGCATTAAAGGCATCTAATCTGATGCCTGCACTCAAGGAGGATAGACTTTGCAGATTTGATAGCACAGATGATGCTTCTATCTTCTTTGCGAGAGAGTTGGACTACATCAAGTCTAAGTCCTACGACAAGATTTATCCGGAGTTTACTGCTCTGAATAAGTTCCCTATCACTCACGAAGTACCGGAAGGTGCCGAGTCCATGACATACTACTCATACGAGAGAACTGGTATGGCTGCAATCATCAGCAACTATGCAACAGACCTTCCTCGAGCAGATGTTAAGGGCGCACCTTCTACTGCATTTGTCAAGTCTCTCGGTGCTTCTTACGGATACTCCGTACAGGATATGAGAGCGAGCCGTATGGCAGGCAAGTCTCTTGATACTCGCCGTGCTGATGCTGCAAGATACGCAGTAGACCGCACAGCCAACATCATCGCATTTGCAGGAGATAAGAAGAATAACCTTGTCGGAGTTTTGTCTACCGACAATAATATTCCTCTTTATACCCTCAGCGAGGTAACGATTGACGGTCAGAAGTACACAGACTTCAAGCATAAGACAGCGGCTCAAATCCTTGATGACATCAATGGTATGTTCGCATATCAGGCTAAGATTACCAAGGGTGTAGAACACGCAGATACGCTTATGCTTCCACATAGCGTCTACATCGACATCTCCACTCGTCAGATTCCGAACACTGGCTATACAGTGCTTCGTTTCCTCAAGGAGAATGCTCCATACCTCAAGGAAATTGTGTCTGCACCGGAGTTAGAGTCTGATGCTGAGGACACTAACCCTTATAACAAGGGAGTAATGTTCCTGTACACAAACTCTGCTGATAAGTTCAGCCTCGAAATTCCGATGCCGTTCTATCAGTATGCGTTACAGAATAGAAACCTTGAGGTAATCGTTCCTTGTGAGGAGCGTGTCGCAGGTTGCATCATCTATTATCCGCTCTCTGCACTCATTGCAGTCGGAGCGTAGTCTGAGAAAAGGAGGAAATGCGAAATGGCAATTAAGATGACAAATTTATCTGAAAAGGTAATTGGAGTTGGCGAGGTAACGGTGCTTCCGGGGGAGACCAAGGAAGTGCCGATTGCTTTTGAGACAAGTCCTATCTTGGAGGTGTACAAGAATATGGGGTTGGTATCCCTGTCCGGTAAGTCTACCGCCGCAACAAAGGCTGCGGCTGAGAAGAAAGCCGAGGAAGATAAGGCAAAGGCGGAAGCGGAGGCAAAGGCTGCGGCTGAAAAGAAAGCAAAGTTAGACAGTCTCAAGGACGCATCCGATGAAGATGTAGCCGCTCTTGTACAGGAACTCGGTATCAACCCGGCAGAGTGTAAGGACCTCGCAGATGTACGCAAGAAGGTAAAGGCTGCTCTCAGCAAATAAGTTGGGAGGTGGCTCTATGAATGCCTTAGAAATATTCCGAATGGTTGCAAAGGAATTTGACAGCCTGCCGGATGAAGATGTCGTCAACGATGACGGCAAAGTTACTCAGTACGGTGTCAAGTCGTTCATCGAACTGTATTCAGACCAAATCAGCGAGAAACGGTTCGGAGCGTCATACCAAAAGGCACTGGCATATCTGACCGCCCACAAGTTGAAGATGAATGGATACGGAGATACAGGAACAGGAACTATCGCAGACTCGCTCAGAGTTGGCTCATATTCAGAGGGCGAAACCTCAATCAGTTATACGACCGGACAACAAACGAACCTCCAAGTCGATGCGGAATATGCACTTACCGTATATGGCCTGGAGTTTCTTACGCTCCGGAGAAATGCAATCATTCCGATTGTATCAGCAGGAGAGGCTCAATGAGTGTGAGAATTACCGATACCGTGACAGCGGACGGCAGAAAGTTTCAGCAAATGCTCAAGGAACTGGCAGAAAAGGAAGTGCGTGTTGGATTTCAGCATGGCAAAGCCACTGAGGAGGACGGCACGGACATCTGCGATATTGCAGCATGGAATGAACTCGGAACTGTGCATATTCCGGCTCGTCCGTTTTTGCGTATGAGCGTAGATGACAACGCATCAAAGATTAAAAGTTTCTTGCAGGAGAAGAAAAAAGACCTCGTAAGAGGGATTTCTGCCGAACAGGTCCTCAAGGAGATAGGGATTTTTCAGAAAGACCTCATCCAAGAGAAGATTACGGACGGCAGTTTCGCACCAAATGCGGCATCGACTGTCAAGAAGAAAGGCTCATCCAAACCGCTGATTGATACTGGACGAATGAGACAGTCAGTCAATTATGAAATCAAACAGAAAGGAAGTGGAGACTGATGAATTTCTTAAAGAAGAATTACACGCTGAGGCGTTATTCAGAGCCTAAATATGTTCAAGGCTATTCTTCTATACCTTATGAAGATTTAACGCTGCCTATGGACATACAGACCTTAGAGGACACCATAAAGACCGAAGAGGACGGCAGGAAATCAATTCAGAAGTTGAAAGTATTCTGTGACTACGAGATTTTGGCTGAGGATGAGCATAAGAAGCAGAAAGCAGACCGTGTTTGGTTTCAAGGGAAGTGGTTCGAGTGCCTGTCAAGCAGGTTAAGTGAGAACACTCCTCTAAGGCACTGGACAGCAACATTTATTCAGTGTTTGGATGCCGAAGATGGTCCAAAACAGGAGGGCGAATGATGAACATGGAGAGCGTAGAGTCGGTCATCTACGATGTTACGGCTGAGTTCTTCCACGGTGCTACGGTCATTTGGGCGGAGCAGGTAAATACGAAACCGGATTTACCGTATGTGACGCTCAAGACTGGAAACATCAACAGAACTCGCTTTCCAGTGGTAGATGATGACGGAAACAGGTTTTATCCGTGTAGTACATTGCTCGAGATAAACCTGTACACCAAAGGCAAGGCGGTTACGGTGACAGAGAATGTTACCGGAAACTATGCCAACACAGCCGCAAGCGATTTGCAGGATTTCTTCAATTACCTCGACTCCGAGGAGATTGTGGACAAACTGGCAGCACACGGCATGGATATATCTCTCGAACCGCCTGTGAGGGATTTGACAAATTTGCAGAATGACAGTAAGTACCGTTACCGAGCAATGGCTGAGGCAACGGTTTCTTTTTCTCAAGAAGCAAATGGTCGTTACGGAATTGGTGGCATGGATGCTCCAAACGCATCCGGAGGTGGCTCTGCTGAGATGGCAGATGCGACATCGGGTGTCATCGAGGAAGTAGAAATTTCAGAAGAAACCTATGAAGGAGGTAAAGCATAATGAAGAACAATCCATTAGATGACATCATCAAGTGCGATGTCGAGATTTCAAATCCGGGTTCAAGCGATGTGAGTTTCGACAGTATCCTCTTGGTGGTAGCCGGACCCGCTGCAAAAGGCACAGCAACAATCTCCGGCACGACAGTAATCAGCAAGGCTGATGAATTACTTAACTATGGTTACAAGACCGACAGTCCTGCATACATCGCTGCAACGGTTGCTTTTTCTCAGAACCCATCTCCGGATGAACTGTATATCATTGTCCGTGAAAAGACTGCTGAGAAAAGCGCTTATGAAGATGTCGATGCTACGCTTGCAAGAGCGAATAGTGAAGCATCATTCTATGGCATCCACCTCACGGAGTTCAGAGACAGTACGGATATTGAGGCTGCAAAGACTTGGGCAGAGGCAAACGAGAAGTTGTACGCATTTGAGTACACGGACATCAACTCTTGTCCGGTAGAGAATTTCAGTTTCTACCGTACATTCGGTATTTTCTCCGGACTCGCAGATGGTTATACAGCAGAAGAACAGCCTGTTGAAAACCAGTATGCAGCACTGGCTTGGATGGCTAAGTGTTTCGGATATGACCCGGGAACTGAGACATGGAACCTCAAGGAACTGGCAACAATCGCTCCTACGAAGTTGTCAACAGAGCAGAAGAAAGCACTGGGAGCAAAGAATATCAACACATTTCTCCGCTATGCAGGATGTAACTGTGCAATGGGCGGCACGACCCTTGCGGGAGAGTGGATTGATGTTATCCGTTTCAGAGACTGGCTCAAGAATGAGTTGCAGATTAGAACATTCAATGCTCTCAAGACCAACCGCAAGGTTCCATTTACTGACGGAGGCATCGGTCTGATTGAGGGAGTTATGGACTCCACTCTCAAGGACGGACAGGACATCGGAGGCATCGCTCCTACGGAGTATGACGATGACGATAATCCTATCTATGGATATTCGGTCACTGTTCCAAAGGCATCCGACCTCACGGAAGCAGAAAGAAAGTCAAGAAAACTCACAGGATGCAAGTGGTCTGCTCGGCTCGCAGGAGCAATCCATGCAGTAGAAATCAGCGGCAACTTGACATTCTAAGGAAGGAGGATAAAGGACAATGAGTAAAGTTACTACTTACAATCCTAAGAAAGTTACCTGTGCATTAGGTAGACACATCGTTTCCGGCTTTGCGGATGACTCATTCATCAGCATCGAGCCTGCGGGCGATGGCACTTCCTATGTCGTTGGTGCGGATGGGGAGATTGCTCGAAGCATCGACCCTTCCAATGTCTACACGATTAAGCTGGCACTGTTACAGGCATCTGCTACAAACAAGTACCTGCAAAAGATGTACGACAAGGACAAGAAAGACGGCACAGGCACATTCAGCGTGAATATTGCCGACCTGCTCGGAAACGAGAAGTTCACAGGCTCAGTTGCATGGGTTACGAAACCCGCATCATGGGCGAGAGGTAAGGCACAGGGCAACCGTGAATGGGAAATCGCCGTAGGCGAAGGACAGTTCAAGTAAGGAGGAAATGAAACATGGCACTGAAACAAATGGAAGCGAAAAAGGTAACTGTTGGCGATAACAGTTTTCACATCAAGCCGTTCCCGGCATTTAAGGCGGCAAATCTCACAGGGGAGTTAGCATCCGTGCTGTCTCCCCTTATTGGTGCGATTGCACCACTTGTCGGGGATGGAGACTTGATGGATGTAGATGTAAACAAGGCTGCTGAGGCACTGTCAACATCAACCGTAATCAACGGAGACAGATTGGAGGCTCTGATGAAGAAACTCCTGCTTGGCGGCAATATTGTTATTGAATATGAGGATGAAGAGGGCGAGAGACAGCAGGATGTACTCGATAAGGACCTCGCTGATGAAGTGTTCTGCGGCAATGTGCAGGATATGTTCGTTCTCTGCGTTCATGTAATAAAGTTGAACTTCAACGGTTTTTTCGAGAAGTTAGCCACCCTATCTGGGAAAGCCGAACAGGTGGCTGCCAAGGCTCCGAGGAAGATATTGTAAAGTTCGGCAAGTTTGATTATTCACAATTCAGTGAGTTGGAACTCCGGTGTTACATCCTCATCAAGGCGGGAATGGTATCCATGACCGAATTGCAAGAGGTTTACACTCTCGATGAAATGCTGAAATTATACGCACTGTATTCCATGCAGTTAGATATTGAGAAAGGGAGAGCAGACGAACTGGAAAGGAGGTCTTGATAAGTGACGATTAGAGATATATCTGTCGCTTTCGGCTTCGATGTGGACCGTGCATCCCAACAGCAAGCAGAGAACAGCATAAAAGGTATCAAGAATATGGCGACCAAACTCTTAGGAAAGATTGCGGTCGTCTTTTCTGTTGCCAAGCTGACATCGTTTGCCAAGGATTGCGTGGAAGCAGCATCAAATGTCGAAGAGATGGAGAATAAATTCAATGTCGTATTTGGAGACATGGCTGATGAAGTTGACAAATGGGCGGAGCAATTCGCAGACTCGGTCGGTCGGAACAAGAACACGATTAAGACCTACTTGGCAGACCAACAGAACTTGTTGGTAGGATTTGGTATGACAAGAGAGGAGGGCTCAAAACTCTCAGAGCAGATGACAACCCTCGCTCTCGATATAGCATCGTTCTCGAACCAAGACGAAGATGTGGCAGTTAATGCCATGACTAAGGCTGTTATGGGAGAGAGTGAAGCAGCAAAGACTCTCGGTGCAGTTCTGAATGATACAACACGAGCCGAAACGATGGCAGCACTCGGAATGTCGGGTACATACGACAGCCTGTCTCAGTTGGAGAAGATGCAGGTAAACTACAACGCAATCCTGCGGCAGTCTCCCGATGCAGTCGGAGATTGCGTCAGAAGTATGGGTTCGTATGAGTCATCTACAAGGCAGTTAAAGGCTGCACAGGAAGAATTTAAGGAGTTTATCGGCGGTCAGTTGCTTCCGGTAATGTCTGTATTCGTTCAATGGGTAACGAAAGGCGTGAAAGCGGCAACAAAATTTGCCAAAGCAATCCTACTGGATGCTGACGGTAACAATCGTATCCTGCGGTCATTCGATAGGATACACGCAGTCGTTAAAAGACTGCAACCTGCTATGGAGAGGTTCACATCCTCGATGAAGAACGGTATCAACAAAGCCACCGACACGATAAAGAACATCATCAATCGGTTCGGAGGTATGGAAAATGCCATGAAGTTGCTTGCGATAATCGCAGGTGCTTTTATCATAGCGATGAATTGGAGCAAAATCATAGGCGGAGCCAAGGCTTTTTTGTCTCTCATACAGGGAATAGGAAAGCTATTTTCGTTTGCCAATCTAAAGATACTCGGTATAGTTGCCATAATTGTAATACTGGCACTGATAGTTGAGGATTTTATCAATTTCCTCATGGGAAATGACTCACTGATTGGTACAATATTCGACAAGGCAGGTATTGGGGCAGACAATGCCCGACAGGCAATATTCAACGCATTCAATAAGGTCAAGGAGTTCCTGCTAAATGTATGGGATTTGCTCAAGACTGCGGCGGGAATGTGGATAGATACAGTCAAAGGTTTCTTTGAAAGGCACGGAGAGCAGATAAGGAAAAACTTCGAGAGAGTGTGGGGAATAATCAGTACCCTGCTCAATGGTGTTTGGACTTTCATTACTCAGCTTGCTGCCACACTGTTCGGAGGTACGGAAGATGAGATTAACGGCTCGCAGGAAAGTACCAAAGATAAGATACTGGCGATTTGGCAGGCTATCCTTGATACACTGTCATCTATATGGGATGCATTATTCGCTGTGGCGAATGCAATATTTAATGCGGTAGCCACGGTTATCGAAACTGTATTCAAATGGATACAGGCATTTTGGAACAGTTGGGGTTCTGAGATACTTGCATGGTTCAAAGGACTGTGGGATAACCTCGGACAATTCCTCAATGGATTTCTAACGGTACTCGAAGGAGTAGCCAATTTTATAAGTTCTGTATTTACAGGAAACTGGTCGGGAGCATGGGAAGCCATCAAGCAGGTATTTTCCGGAATTTGGGATATGATTACGGCAATTCTGCAACAAGCGTGGAACACGATTTCGACCGTATTAACGATAGGCTTAGGAGTTTTGCAATCATTATGGAATGCAATTTGGACTGCTATTTGTAATTTCTTTCAAGGAATATGGAATGGCATCGTATCGTTTATAAGCGGTATTTGGTCCACAATCACAGGAGTTATCTCCGGAGCGATAAATGGCATATACAGTGTCGTATCATCGGTACTGTCGGCTATATCGTCGTTCTTCAGCAACATATTCAGCGGCATCGCATCGTTTGTCTCAAGTACATTCAGTAATATGGTATCGGGAGTTACCGGATTTGTTGGCAACATCAAAAATGCCATTGTGAACGGACTGACAGCAGCGATAGACTGGATAAAAGGACTGCCAAGCCAAGCACTGAAATGGGGTTCTGACATCATAGATGGAATTGTCAGCGGTATCAAGGGAGCCATCGGAAAAGTTACCGATGCAGTTAAGGGAGTGGCTGATAAGATTAAGTCGTTCCTGCACTTCTCCGTACCGGATGAAGGACCTCTGACAGATTACCAGTCGTGGATGCCCGACTTCATGGGCGGACTGGCGGACGGTATTTCAGCAAGTGAGGATACTGTTCTCGATAAGGTCAAAGGCGTAGCGAGCGGCATCAAGACATTGATGCAAGGAGCAACAGCGTCTGCGGCAACGGCTGCAAGCAGCCAAGTAAATAATACGACCTCCAACATGACGCAGAATGTCAACATCAATAACAGTTATTCCGGAGGAAGTACAGAAACTCAGAAAAATGTGTCTAAGGCAATGAATAAGTCAGCCGTAGATGCGACAACACAAATGGCAAGAGGACTTGCCTATGCAAGGGGGTAGGTTATATGGCAAGAAAATTGCAACCTGTTTCGGTGTGGGGGATAGAGTTTGATGCTCTCATAGATGAGACCAAAAGTATGACCTCCACAATTCCGGAGTACCCGGTTGAAAAGGGATTTCCGGTGTCAGATACGATTATCAATGACCCACTCTCGGTGTCAATGACGTTGTATCTGACAAATACTCCTGTCACATGGTTGTACCGCCATGGTACATCCAATGACAGAGTGAACCAAATCTGCGATATGATTCAGCGGAAATGGTTTGATAAGCAACTCACAAAGATAGTAACCTCTGATGTGATATATATGAATATGGGTATCACGAGCATCAGTATCAAGAAGTCTACGGACACAGGATACGCTCGTGAGATTTCCATTTCTGCAAAGAAAGTCAGAGTGACAAAGAGGAAAACCGTCAACATACCTCATTATGTACTGAAAGCCGGGGAGACAATGGCAAAAGCAGGAAAGGCATCGACATCCAAGACATCTGCATCATCAACCGCATCGTCAAGCAGTTCTTCCGGCTCATCGGGCGGTTCGGGCAGCAGCGGCAGTTCCTCAAAGTCGAAAAGTAATTCAAAGAAATCCGCTTCAATCCTGTACGGAGCAGCGAGCGGTCTCGGTCTGATTTAGGAGGTGTTGAAATGCTTTATATCACAGTACCGGATATGAATGATAGTGTTTCGACACTCTCTATAGACGGTGTTGAATATGGGTTGAGATTTACCTACAACGAAAAGTATGATTATTGGAGTTTTGGTCTGTATGACGAGAATATGGAACCTATCATTTCTCAGACGAGGATAGTTCCGAATTTTCCGATATTCCATTTCTACACAGAAAGCGATATTCCGAAAGGCATCTTCGGATGTATCTCATCCCTCGATACTGTCGGTAGAAACGCTTTCAAGGATGTGACAGCGGAGTTTGTCTACATACCTACGATTGAATTGGAGGACGATAATTGATATGGCAAACGAAAACTGGATGAGAACCTACACCCTGCGAGCAGGGAAGATGGGAACGAAAGGATTTGAAATTGGAAATGTGAACAGCATCACGGAGGATTGCCTCCATGTTTCGTTTTCGGTAGAGAAGTCGAGCGAGGAAAGTCCGAATGACGCAAAAGTTCAGATATGGAACTTGTCAAAACAGAATCTGAGCATACTGGAATCCAAAGACTGCATTGTAGAACTCAAGGCAGGATATGGAAACAACAGGTCTCTGATACTTGTCGGCAATGTATCATCGGCAATCACGACTCTCGACAACGCAGACAGACTTACAGAACTCACGGTTGTAGATGGTCTCGTAGAACTCAGAGACACGAATATTAAGGTGTCAATCAATGGCAAGGTCAACGGCAAAACGGTCTACAAGAAGATAGCTGCCGCCATGGGACTATCCATCAAGTTCGCTCCGGACTTATGGTTCAGAACTATCCCGAATGGTTTTTCCTATGTGGGAAAGGCAAAGAATGCATTACAGAAGATTGCGAACTACTGCGGACAGAGTTGGTCGATACAGAACCAAGTCATTCATGTTACATGGCCCGGTCGCTCCATTGCGACACAGGGTTATTTGCTTTCGTCCGATACTGGACTCATAAACATCCCGAAAAGAATCACAATCGGCTCGGGTGATGAGTCAAAGACCGGATGGGAAGTTGAGTACCTGCTCAACGGTGCGATAGGAGTTAATGATATTGTCAGACTCAGCAGTGACACCGCAAGCGGGTACTTTTTAGTTCATAAGGTCACGATGGACGGAGACAATATGTCCGGAGACTGGGTATGCACAGCACAGTTGCTGAAAATTGCAGACGCTCCGAAACTCGACAAAAAGGCAGATAGCGGCAGCAAGTCCAAGCCATCCGGGAATAGTGGAGGTTCATCGGGAAGCATCAAGAAAGGCGATAAGGTCAAGGTCATCAGAACTGTCAAACAGGGCAGTAGGACGAGAGGGTATCAGTATTCGGGTGGAATGTTCGTATGTTGGTACTCTGTTTACGATGTGATACAGGTCAAGGGAGACCGAGTTGTTATCGGAATCGGTTCTACTGTAACTGCGGCAGTGAAGATGTCAGACCTCGCCAAAGCATAGGAGGCAGATATGTTACAGGAAGTCACAGCAGAGATTGAGAAAACTGCGAAAGCGGTTGTGAATGAAATCCATACTGCACTCCCGGGAGAAATAATCTCGTTTGATGGCGGGATGGCAACGGTAAAGCCTATCGGAAAATATGTTACATCCGATGGAGTGAAACTTGACTATCCTACGATAACTGAGGCTCCGGTCATTTTTCCGTTCTGCCAAAGTTCGGGAGTAGGAATAGCGTTCCCTGTGAAAAAAGGCGATAGTTGCATCATTCTCGTATCCGAGGTGGAACTGGACGCTTGGAGAACGGGTTCTGAGTCGCTCGGCTCGTTGAAGTTCGACCTGTCGAGTGCAATGGTTATCCCCGGCTTGCTCGAGAAGAGTTACGAACCGATGATAAGAGCGTCAAGCGGAAATGCGGTCATCATCAAAGCCGGAGGAGCAGAAATCATGGTAAATGATGGAGGTTGCACGATTGATACAGGCTCGACAGTTATGGAACTGGATGACGGCGGAGTACATATAGACGGCAGTCTGACGGTCACAGGAGACATCAAGGCGGGGTCAGTATCACTCAAGAACCATATCCATGTCGATAGCACCGGAGGAGATACCCAAAAACCTAAATAACATAGCATATAAAGCCGTGACAGCCACAGGATTCGTTTCTTTTGCAAAGGGCAACAATTCTCCATAAGCAAGGCTGAAAGGCAGAAATAAGCAAATAACGAAGTCCATACAAGAGGAGGTGCTTTATGGATATTTTACTATCCGCAGACGGAGATTTATTCCTCTCGGAGAAAGGAGACATCTCCCTTACAGAGTCCGTTGCACAGAAGATTAAGATACGGCTCAAGTGGTGGCTCGGAGAATGGAGATGGGATGAAGAGGAAGGTCTGCCGTACAGAAATGAACTTTTCATCAAGAACCCGGATACTGACAGTTTTGAGATGGCAGTCCGGGAAAAAATATTTGATGTCACAGAAGTAACAGATGTTAAGGACGTTACGGTTGAATATGACAGAAAGACAAGGCAGGGAAAGATAATGTTCACTGCCTATGTTGATAACGAAGTTATCAGAGAGGAGGTGGAAATAGATGGCAGAATACGGAGTAACTGATAAAGGGTTCAACATCAAGAGACTCGACACGATTATGGAGGAAATCCATACAGACCTGTCGGCTGACTTTGGTTTTGATACGAGACTGACGAAACCGTCATTCCTCGATACGCTCATCACGACATTCTCCAATCAGATTTCGGAGTTATGGGAAACTGCACAGAACAACTACTATGCGAAGTATCCTGCAACGGCAACAGGTCTCAACCTCGACAATGCAGTCCAGTACGGAGGTATCCGCAGAGCAGCAAATAAGAATACTACCTATATGCTGCACTGCACCGGAGATGATGGAACCTATGTCCGTGAGGAGGCAATCGTTGCTACGAATACAAATCCGGAAGTAAGGCTGAAAAGTGCAGACGAGTTTGAAATTACGAGAGAGGCTTTCAACAAGGTTAACATCAAGGTGGCATCGGCTGAGGTCGGTGTCTATTCTGTTACCGTGAATGGAAATCAGTTCTCATACTCAAGCACGGATGGAATCGAGAGCAGCATCATCGAAGGACTTGCCGGAGTGATTAAGGATGACGGATATACGGTCACAACGACTGATAATACGCTTACGATTGAGGATAAGACATTGAGCAGGAGCAATGTTCTCATACTGTCAGATAACCTCACGACATCGAGTGTCACAGTTATCGCATCGTTCCTTACTGAAGATTATGGGAAAATTACTCTCCCATATGGCATAGTCACGAAGATGGTAAACAACATTACCGGATTCAATGCCGTGACGAATTTGCTCGAACCAACATACGGCAGAAAGAGAGAATCAGACATCGAACTGAGACAGTCTTACATTGCGAAGTCGGCATTAAGGTCCAATACGATGATAGAATCCATTGTCGGAGAATTGCTGAACAATGTCGAGAATGTGGAGACCGCATCCGGCTATGAGAATGATACAGATACAGTCGATGAGAGAGGACTTCCTCCACACAGCATTGAAATCATAGTCGAGGGTGGAGACAACAATGAGATTGCAGAGGCAATCCTGCGGAGAAAAGCAGGAGGCATTCAGACCTACGGAAGTGTCGAAGTTGCGGTTCCGGGAAATTATGGAGATTCTATCCCGGTACATTTCAATAGACCGGACTACCTGTACACATGGCTCAAGGTTGTATTGCACGGAAACAAATCAGAACTGCCTACGAACTATGCAGCACTCACTATGCAGTCACTGTTAAATGATGGAGCAGAATTTGTAGCAGGCAAAAACCTCCTCACTCAGTTACTGAATGACGGTATCTATTATGCGGTAGCAGGTCTGACATACATTGAGATTTACACAGCATACGGAACATCGAGCGTGTATGTGCCTCAGCCGTCAGATTACAAGCAAAAGAATATCATCGTCACATCACGCCAAAAGGTTCTGATAGACGAGAAGAGAATCGAGGTGTCGTTCAGTGAAGATAGTTGATAACTGGCTGAACGATTTGCCTCAGCAGTTTCTCGAAAAGAAGAACATCGAGGCATTGATACGAGCGTTCTCGAAACAGTTGCAGGAACTCCAACAGGTGTTTGATGACTTAGAGAACCTCACAGACCTCGATACAGCCACAGGACAGAATTTGGATATGGTTGGAACTATTATTCCCCTCAGTAGGAAAGAAGCCGGGATACTGGCAGGCATCAATGTTGAGGACCCTGTTATTTCTGACGAAAGATACAGGCAATTCCTGCGGTATCAGAATTTGGTAAACACCAACGAATGCACCTATTACGATTTGATGAATGGTCTTGCTTTGCTGTGGGATGTCTCCCCGATTTATTACATCGAGGACCCGGATATGCCTGCAACAATCATTCTGACAATGCCGTTCCTCAAGCCGGGAGGAGAGGTCGTAAGGGTGGGCGAAGTTCCAATGGTAAAACCTGCGGGAGTTCGCATTGAATTTGAATATCAGATTAAGGTGGTCGTAGAAACACTTGTCCGATGGATATGTGCAACCTACGACCTTTTGATTTGCGGAACATTCAAGTGTGGCACGAAGCCGAGACCCGGCACGCTTGGAAACATCATGTATGTTGAGACCAATCTCGACATGAATGCAATCACAAATGTATTTGACACAACCCTGTCCGGCACAATCCGAATAGGTGGCAAATTATACAATTCCACGACAGGAGAAATCTTTACGGATGATGTGGAAATTATCATCAATTCAGATTACGAAATCGTGGATGTCTTGGTAGCAGGTCAGTCGGTGTCCGGCGTTTATCCTGCCAAGGCTGTCAACGGTGTATTCATCGGAGAAAGCACGGAGGTAGGAAAGACCTTTACCAACACGACTACGGTTCTGCCATTATCCGGAGTTGTTACGAGCGGTGGAGGAAAGATGATGATGCCTGCAAAGGTTCAACTCTCGGAGGATATAAACATTCAGAGCAATTCAACGATAGGAGTATCCAACGCACCGAAGAGTGGAACCATTATCTCGGGAGAAGGAACCGAACCTGTCGTTCAGACATCGGTATCCAACGACTCTGAGGTCAGCGGCAAAGTTATCGTATCCGCCGCAACTATCAAACGGTGCGGAACTAAGGCTTGTGGAAAATAAATCAGAAGGAGGTAAAAACGATGTCATTTTGGAGTACAGATTTTATGAATGACCGAAGAAAGCAGTGGCTCAATGCTTTGGTAAAGTTTCAGTACCTTGTCAATGGCGCTTGGTATGATGCGACAATCAATACCAAAAGAGTGACTGGAAACAAGGTTGAAATCATCGTCAGTTTCCCGAGAACATCGAGCGGCTCGCAGACCATTAAGGCTGTGAGAATTATTGATGTCACAGGAAAACAGGCAGGGTATCAAGCAACCGAGATTGTCCGTGCTGCCAACCAAGGCGTTCTGACAAAGTTTGAGTTCCCAATCTATGAAAAGGAGGATGAAACCTAATGAATGGTAGAAATCAACCGTACCTCGACACCAACGGAGCAGGCTTCTATGAGCCTACGATGTGGCAGGACGAAGTTGAGGGGATACAGGAAGGTACGCCTGTGGATGAGCAGAACCTCAACAACATCGAGGGTGGCGTAAATGGAGCCAACCTCACGGCAGAATTTCTGACCGAAGTAGTGAAGCACCACGGAGAACAGATTAGTAATATCGGAGGCGAGATTATCAAAGCCACTCTTACCAATGCGGCAGGAGAGGCTTTTTTTAATAATTCCGCAAAGACGATTGCACTGTCTGTCAACAGAGACAGTTTTGATTACACAGTGACAGCGGAAGTTGTTACTCCTGTGGACAATGTAGGCGACATCATCGTCTATGACAAGCAGGTCAATGGCTTCAAGGTTAAGTACACCGGAAGTGCCGCATCTGTGGACCTCAAACTGTATGTACAGGGAGGTAATGCAGCGTGAATGTAATTATCCACAATGACGAGAGGAGAAGTCAGCGTGACGCTACTCTCAGAGAATACGGTATCAATCCCGAGAGAGCATCAGCCGCTCAGAGGGAGATGGCAGACTGCATTGCTCAGAAAACCAATGAGGCGTATGCAGAGGCAAGAAAACATTAGGAGGTAAAGAAAGATGGCAATGAAAGTTGTAGAAGTCAATGTCGGGGAAAAAATTCCCTACACAGTAAGCAAGACCAAAGTTACATTCGATGATGAACTGATGCTCAATCTCGCCAAGTTAGAGAGAGATTTTGATGTCAGTGTGGACATCTGCATCGACAAGTTCGGGATGCTTGTGACAGGTCTTGGTGTGAAGTATGCAGCACAGATTGAAATTCCTGCAAGACAGTATGTCGATAAGGAGCAGGTCAATCCGGACTACGACCCGGAGGATGAGAACAGTCAGAAAACCATTATGGTTCCGGAGCCTGTTTCGTTCTCTATGGACAATGTAACTCTCAAACTGTACTCAATCGAATAAGGAGGTAAATTATCATGTCAAATTACGACCAGTTTGCAGCGGCGGTTAAGGAGATTTCCGGAGGCAAGAATATAGTATTACTCGATGACCTCGGACTTCCTTCTGTTTATGTACCTATCAATAAACTCAAGAACTCTGAAATTATTTCCGGAGGCTCTGAGAATACTCATCCCGCATTCTCTGTGGAAGGCGTAGAAAAGAGCAGATTTCTGTATTCCAAGTATCAGAACATCATCATCAATGGCAGAGCGTACTCACTGTCTCACAGAGACCCTAAGGTCTATGTCAATTTCGACCAAGCAAGACAGGCTTGCGAGGCTAAGGGAGCAGGCTTCCACCTCGGAACGCTTGCTGAATGGGCGGCAGTAGCATTACTCACACGCAAGATGGGAACTATGCCACACGGCAACAACAACTACGGAGGAGACTCAGCGTACACCTATGAAAAAGGGCAGGAGTCCGCAAAGGATAACAACAAGACAGGAAGAACATTCACAGGTTCCGGTCCTGCTACTTGGGGTCACGACCATACTCAGTTCGGAATACAGGATATGAACGGCAATGTATGGGAATGGCTTGGCGGTATGCGTCTGAATGAGGGAGAAATTCAGATTATCCCTTACAACAATGCAGCACTTGGTTCCGAGTGCGATATGTCCGCTTCCTCAACCTTGTGGAAAGCAATCAAGAATGACGGTTCTCTTGTAGCACCGGGAACAGCAGCGACTCTCAAGTACGACTTCGTATCCGGAAACATTCAGTTGACTACCGGAATTACATCCGCACAGGATGCAGGTAGAGGTGGAAGCTACACAGCAATGACCCTTGCGAGTGGTGTCACTGCACCGGAGTTGGCAAAGGCTCTCATTCTCTATCCGGACGAGCTGGGCAAAGATTATGGCGGAGACTATCATTGGATGAACAACTCCGGAGAGCGTTTGCCGATTGCCGGGGGCATCTGGCTCGATGGTGCCTCTGCGGGTGTGTTCTACTTGGACCTCCGCAATGCTCGTTCTTACTCGAACAGCGGCATCGGCTTCCGCTCCGCTTATGTAGAAC